AAAGAGGCACAAAACATTGCGAGTACGAGATGGGGTTGATGAAGGAGGGAGACTCGCTCTCCCCCTGCGGGTTTAATACAAAAGGGTTTTGGTGGAGGGGTATAGCAGACTTACTGATCATCAACGAGGACAAAGGCGTAGCGCACCTTGTTGACTACAAGACCGGAAAGAATGCAAAGTTTGCAGACACGCAGCAGCTAGACGTATTGGCAGCGGCGACCTTTATCCACTTCCCCAAGATCCACACCGTTAAGTCTGCGTTACTGTTTGTAGTTAGCAAAGAGTTTATCCAGAAAAAGCACACGGTAGATATGAAGCTTGAGTATCTGGAGCCACAGATTCAGCAGTTGTCTAGGTTAGAAGCAGCACTTGAGAACGATACGTGGAACCCGATAACAAGTGGGTTATGCAGATTCTGTCCAGTGGTTAGTTGTGAGCACAATCCGAAAGGAACTGATCATGCCTTATGTTAACAAACCTAGACCGTACAAAAAAGAATATCAACAACAACTAGCACGAGGAGAGAAAGACGAGCGCAGGGTGCGCGAGAGAGCAAGGGATCTGATTGATCGCAAAGGTAAAGACGCTAACGGCAACGGTAAAGCCGATGTGCGCGAGGGTAAAGACATAGACCATAAACGCCCGATCACGAGGGGCGGTGGCAACAGCAAGAAAAACCTACGCATCACATCCGCAAGTGCCAACCGATCATTCAGTCGCAACAGCAACCACACAATAAAGCGTAACGACTAGCATGGAAGTGATCGATAACAGGGCGCTACTGGTCAGGACTAAATATCCTGACCGAATAACAGCAGCCATAGAAAAGAGCAAGGTGGTAGGGCAGGAAGATGGGGTGTACGAGGTTGCGGTTAAGTGGGGGCTAAACGAAGCTCAGCTTCTTAATCAATTCATAAAAGGTGTTCCATCTCCTATATCAAAGAAATACGATTGGCCTGGGCAGTTCACGCCATTCAATCACCAAAAGACTACAGCAGAGTTCTTAACATTAAACCGCAGGGCGTTCTGCTTCAACGAGCAAGGCACGGGTAAGACAGCATCCGTTATATGGTCTGCTGATTACTTAATGAAGCTAGGGCTTGTGCGTCGCGTGTTGGTGGTCTGCCCTCTGTCTATCATGAAGTCAGCATGGCAAGAGGATCTCTTTAAGTTTGCTGTACACCGCACATGCAACGTAGCCTACGGATCGGCAGCGCAACGGGTCAAGATAGTAGGTAGCTGTGCTGAGTTTGTCATAACAAACTTTGAAGGTGTTGAGATCATCGAAGACGCAGTCACTGCCGACGGTAAGTTTGATTTGATTGTTGTCGATGAAGCCAACGCTTATAAGAATGTATCGACCAGACGTTGGAAAGTTATGAAGCGTGTGTCGGATCGTGCCAAGTGGTTATGGATGTTGACAGGCACACCAGCCGCGCAATCGCCTGTTGATGCTTACGGATTAGCAAAGCTAGTCAACCCAGACAACACGCCTAAGTTCCTTGGTTCGTTCCGTGACAAGGTGATGCAGAAGGTCAGTCAGTTCAGGTGGATACCCAGACCGAATGCAGAGAATGTCGTGCATCAAGTGCTGCAACCTGCAATCAGGTTTGAGAAAAAAGATTGTATCGATCTGCCTGATCTTATGTACGTAGAACGAGATGCACCCCTGACTCCGCAGCAGCGCAAGTATTACAAGATCCTCAAAGACCAGATGATGATCTCAGCCGGTGGCGAAGAAGTTACTTCTCCGAATGCAGCCACAAGCTTGAACAAGTTGCTACAGATTTCTGGTGGCGCGGTCTATACGGACACTAGGGAAGTTATAGAGTTTGATGTAGCTAATCGCTTGCAGGTCATCGAGGAAGTTATCGAAGAGGCTAGCCATAAAGTTTTAGTATTTGTACCGTTCACGCATACCATCGAGTTGCTCAACAATCATCTAACCAAGGCGGGCATAACGTCTGACGTTATCAACGGATCAGTAACAGTTAATCGCAGGGCTGCAATCATCAAGAACTTCCAAGAGCAGCCTGACCCTAAAGTGCTTATCATTCAACCACAAGCGGCATCGCATGGGCTAACGCTGACTGCTGCTAACGTGGTGATATGGTATGCGCCTGTGACTTCTGTAGAAACTTATCTGCAAGCAAACGCTCGCATCAATAGGCCCGGACAGAAGAACACAATGACGGTGGTGCACATATCAGGCAGTCCAGTGGAGCGCAAGCTTTACGAAATGCTCAAAAATAATATCGATGTGCATTCCCGTATCGTTGACTTGTACGGTCAAGAGCTTAAAGAAACTTGACAAAGTCAACTTTATGATTTACAGTTAACCCACAAAATAACTTAAAGGAGCGTAGCATGGATGAGGGCATCCAAGACCTTGTGTCCCCTGAAGAAAAGCAATCTGTCCCTGTGGACAAATTAGCAGGCATCTATATCAAGATTCGAGATGCGCGAGCGAAGCTGAAGTCTGACTACGAAGCGAAGGATGTTGAGCTTCAAGAACAGATGGACGTGATCGAAGAGCAACTTCTTGAAGCTTGCAAATCAATAGGTGCTGACAGTATCCGCACAGCAGCAGGTACTGTGATTCGTAGTGTGAAGAACCGTTACTGGACTAACGATTGGGATTCTATGTACAGCTTTGTACGTGAACACGATGCGTTTGGTTTATTAGAACGGCGCATTCATCAAACCAACATGAAGCAATTCATCGAGGAAAACCCCAACTTGTTACCGATGGGTCTGAACACCGATAGTCGGTACAGCATTGTTGTCCGTCGTAGTAAGTAACCAAGAGGAACCTATGTCTAACGTAACTGTATTCCAACAAGACCTTCCCGACTTCCTTAAGAATACCGAAGTCGATGAACTAACCAAGGCGCTAGCAGGTGGCACACAGAACCGTCGTATCTCTATCAGGGGCGGTCGTTTCCGTCTTGTGATTAACGGCGAAGAAGTATCAAAGACTGACAAGCCTGAGCTTGACGTAGTTGTTGCAGCAGGTCGCAAAGAGAACTCGCGCATCTTCTATGCTAAAGCTTATAACCCCAAGGATATTACTCCTCCTGATTGTTGGTCTGATGATGGTGTAACACCGCACCCCAAGGCTGAGAATCGCCAAGCTGATACGTGCGCTAACTGCCCTCAGAATATCGCAGGGTCTGGGTCTAACGGCACTCGTGCTTGCCGCTATCAAAAGCGTCTTGCAGTTGTGCTTGCAAACGATCCGACTAATGGGTTGTTCCAATTGACGCTGCCTTCGCAATCGATCTTCGCCAAGGGTGATATGGATTCGATGGGCTTTGATCAGTACGCTAAGTACATCGCAGGTAATGGCAAGAACATCAACATGGTCGTAACTCGCATGTCGTTCGATGGTGATAGTGATGTGCCCGTGCTTAAGTTCCGTGCAGTTGGTTACGTGAACCGTGAGCAGTACGATGCAGCTATCGAAGGTGGTAATTCGCCAGAGGCACAGCGCATGCTTTCTTCTACCGTGGCGCAGACTGACAATGTTAAAGCGTTACCCAAAGCTGAAGCTAAGCCTGCCGCTAAACCTGCTGCTAAGCCAGTAGTTGAAGAGATCGAAGAGCCGGTGAAGCGTCCAAGCAAGAAGGCTGAAGCTGAACCTGAAAAGAAGCGAGACCTGACAGCGGTTCTCGATGCTTGGGGCGACGATAACTAAAATGGCTATCGGCTACAGTCAACAGCTTATCAGTGACAACAAAGCTGCGGACAAGCGGAAACTCGGAGTCTTATTGGGTAGGGTGTGCATCAAGCACAACATTTCTGTAGCCGACGTTGCGGCGTACTTCAGTGTCAGTAGGCAGACAGTCTACAACTGGTTTAGAGGCACTGAGGTACGTCCAATCTACAGGGATCTGATGAGTCGTTTTATCAGCAGCTATCGGTAATGCTTGCCGGAGGATTTGCAAAATGTCGGCGCTTGAGTTGTTATCTGCGGTGCATGCACCGGAGGGGTGGCGCTGTGTAGTAGGTATAAAGAACAAACGAGTCATCAAGAAATTTGTTGAGTCTGCTGAAGAAGTTATACAGGCGGGGCAGCAGTTGGTGGACGATGGGTTCGATGCTTACTATGCCTGCGCTACGTTTAAGGAACCAACCACAAGATCAGGAGACAACACCAAAGAGTTCCGTGCACTCTGGTTAGATATAGATTGCGGAACAGACAAACCTTATGAAGATCAAACGCAAGGCATCGCGGCACTCAAAACTTTTTGTAAGGACAACGCATTACCAAGGCCGACACTTGTCAACAGTGGGCGCGGCATACACGCATACTGGACATTCAAAACCCCAGTAGCACCTGCTGTATGGCAACCCGCTGCGGACAGGTTGAAGGCACTATGTGAAGAAGGGTTCCTCAGTGCTGACCCTGCATGCACAGCAGATAAGGCGCGGATACTGCGTCTGCCAGATACAAAGAACCTCAAAGATCCAGACGACCCGCTTGATGTAACGCTGCTATATACAGGCGAGCCAGTTGACTTTGAGGAGCTAAGGCAGACTCTTGGTGTTCTAGTTTTTAAGGAAGAAGTACCAGACTTCCTACCACGTCAAGTCAATGAGCTAACGAAGTCACTTGCCAATAACCGCGAGTTCCACTTCAAGACTATTCTGATTAAGACAGATCGTGACTTTGGTTGTAATCAGATTAAGTACATAACAACGCATCAGCAGGAGATGTCTGAGCCGATATGGAGGGCGGGGCTTTCAGTTGCACAGTATTGCGTAGACAGAGATGTGGCGATACACGCCATATCAAAAAACTACGAGCAGTACGATCCAGACGAAACCGAGAAGAAGGCTAATCGGATTAAAGGCCCATACGGTTGCGCTACGTTTGAAAAGTTTAACCCCGGCGGTTGTGACGAGTGCATACACAAAGGCAAGATCAAGAGTCCTATTTTGCTTGGGCTTGAGATTGCTGAAGCTACAACTAACGAGATCATTGAAGAAGCAAAAGACGATGAGCCTGCGATTGTTCATTCCGTACCCGAATACCCATTCCCATATTTTCGGGGTAAAGCAGGGGGTGTTTATAAACGTCCGATCTCGGAGGAGGAAGACGCGCAGGTTGTGTACGAACACGATCTTTATGTCGTCCGAAGGATGGTGCATCCGATTGAGGGCGAGATGGTTGTGTTCAAACTTCATCTACCACAGGATGGAGTAAAAGAATTTTCTGTACCGCTTACGTCAGTTGTCGTTAAAGAAAAGCTGCGCGAGGCGCTAGCAGAAAAAGGGGTAGCAGCAACAGCTAAGCAACAAGAACTACTGCTTGGCTACATCATGACATTCGTTAAAGAACTACAGGTAAGCAGAAAGGCTGACAAGATGAGAACACAATTCGGATGGTGCGACGGTGACAGTAAGTTCATCGTTGGCGATAGAGAGATAACGGCAACGGGCATCCACTACAGCCCCCCATCGGCATCCACCGATCAGTTTGCGCCAAACATGGTTGCAATAGGTGAGTTTGATAAATGGAAAGAATGCTTCAACGTCTACGGTAAGGAGGGGTTAGAACCCTATGCTTATGCTGCGTTAACAGCATTCGGTAGCCCCCTACTAAAGTTTACTGGAATTCGTGGTGCTGCTATTAACTTAATCAGTGGTGACTCAGGCCCAGGTAAATCAACGATCCTTCGTGTTATTAATAGTGTGGTCGGCAAACCCACGGAACTTATGTCGATGTGGAAGGATACGCAGAATGCAGTAGCTCGCAAGCTTGCTATCTTTAATAACATATGCCACACATACGATGAAGTTACCAAGGTTCCTGCTGAAGACATCGGATCGCACTTGTACCAAGTAACTCAAGGCCGTGACAAAGAGCGAGCGCAAGCAAGCGTCAACCAACTCAGATC